GACAAAGCAGACAGCTTGATGAAGAAATGGAAGAGTCTGAAAAAAGACTCAAGGCGCTGGCTCGTGGAAAGTTAGGGTCTAAGTCCTTATTAGCAAAAGCTAGCAGTGCTAGTGGGCAATCAGGTGTATCAAAAGGATTTACTGGCGCTGGAGCTGGTATCTTTGGAGGCGGTAGTGCAGGAAGCGCAGGGTTGCGATCTGGGTTAGGGTATACTGCAACTAACACTTCCATAAAAAGGGCGGCTAAATAAATGAAATTGCCAAAAGAGCTAGGTTCTTTACAGGATTTAAAGGCAAGAGAGTTAAAAGCATTTAGTCGTGCGGCTTATTGGAATGACCAGCTAGATGACGCTTATGAATACTTTTTGCCTAACAGGAATTTATTTGAAGATAGCCTTGCTGGTCAAAAGAAAATGGACAAGATTTTTGATTCGACCGCTTTAGAAGCTATTCAACAGGGTGCAAGCAAATTACAAGAAAACATTGCACCTATTTGGTCAAGGTGGGCAACTTTAGAGCCTTCTAACCAAGTTAAATTGCTTTTAAGTAATGGTGAATATGACGTTTCAGAAAAAGATATAAGAGAAAATTTAGAAGAACAATCTGAAATTATTTTTGATTACATTAATAGATCTAACTTTGCTACTCAATTTTATGAACACGCTCTTGACCTTCTTATAGGTACAGGTACTTTGAGGATAGATGAAGACCTTGATAACAATATGCCTATTATTTTTACAGCTATTCCTCAGAAAGGAATTGCTTTTGAAGAAGGGCCGTATGGCAATGTAGAAACTCACTGGCGTAGATTTAAAGTTAAAGTTCGAGATCTTTCTAGAAAATGGAAAGGGTTTAAGCCGTCAACAGAAATTGCTGAAAAAATTAAAAATGATCCTGAGTCTGAAGTAGATGTCAGTGAAGGTGTTATTTACCTTCCTAAAGCTAAAAAATATTACGGTTGTTTATGGATTGGAAAAGAAGATAATTTAAGTTGGATGGAAGATTTTGGAAAATCTAGCCCTTGGGTAACTGGTCGTTACTCTAAAGTATCAGGAGAGATACGCGGTCGTGGCCCTGCATTGCAAGCACTTCCAGATGTTAAATCTTTAAATAAAGCTAAAGAGTTTGTTTTACAAAAAGCGGCTATTGATTTAGCTGGTATGTATACTGCGACAGATGATGGTGTTACCAATCCATACAATATTAGCATAAGCCCAGGAGTTGTTATTCCAGTTGGTTCTAACAACTCGTCTAATCCATCTATACGAAGGTTAGATACTGGTGCAAACCTACAATTAGCGCAATTTGCTATTAATGATCTTCAGATGTCTATTAAAAAATCTTTGTTTAACGATTTAAGAGATCCTACTGGCGCTGTTAGGTCTGCAACAGAAGTAGCTATTGAGTCTAGGGAGTTAGCTAAAAGAATTGGATCTGCATTTGGACGTTTACAGACAGAAGTATTAATTCCTATTATTAAGCGCGTGGCTTCTATATTAACTAGAAGAGGTTTATTACAGCCTTTACAGTTAGATGGTCGAGACATTGAAATTAAATTTACTTCACCGTTAGCGCGTGCACAAGATAGCGAAGATATTTTAAATGTACAACAAGCTGTGCAATTTGTATTACAAAATGCTGGCCCAGATCAAGCTAAAATTGGATTTAAGCTAGAAGACTTTGGAACGTGGGTAGCAGAAAAAACTGGAATGCCTGCTGAATTAGTAAGAAGTCCTACTGAAAAACAACAAATAATACAAGCTGGAGCGCAAGCGGCACAAGCTGGCATGAATACTGGTGAAGCACCAATGCAAGGACAAACTCAAGTATGACTTGGGAAAATATTGATCAACTTTCTGATTCAAAAACGGCTAAAAAACAAGCTGAATTACGAAAGAGAAATGCTTATGATTTGGCTAAGGCATATCACAGGGTCTTTACAACTGACGATGGAGCGCGTATCTTATCAGACCTGACCAAAAGGTTTGTCTATGATAACGATACTTCTTTTGGTGCAGAAAACATTAATTATGAAGCCGCTTACCATAACGGTGAAGCTGGAGTAGTTAAGTTTTTAATTAACCAAATGAGACAAGCTGAAATTAAATAAGGATTACATTATGTCAGAAGAACAAGCCGCTGAACAAAGCGATACCTTGTTAGATAGTGCCGAACCTACTCTCGCAGAAGGTGAATATTATTTAACTGACGGTATCAAAGGAACTGGTGAAGTACCTGAATGGTTAGATACAAAGTATAAATCTGTAGCAGATCAAGCTAAAGGTTATTCTGAACTGTCTAAGAAGTTTGGAGGATTTAAGGGTGCGCCTAAAGATGGTTACACACCCCCAGAAGGAATTGAGAGTGATGATGCCTTGTATCAAGAGTTAGAGGCATTTGCTACTAAGACTAACATGAGTGCTGATGCATTTGGAGAAGCATGGGAATTGTTATCTGCCCAAGACTATGCCGCACAAGCTGTAGATCAAGAAGAAGAGTTGTCTAAGCTAGGCGATAACGCTCAGGAAAGAATTAAGACTGTTGAAGGGTTTATGAAAAACAACCTTGATGCAGATACTTACGAGCAAGCTAGAGGTCTAGTGACTACTGCTGATACCATCGCACTGGTAGAGATGTTAGTACAAGCAACTGCTCCTGCTAAACTCCCAATGGAGGGAGGGCATAACCCAGAAGGTCTGTCTTGGGAAGCTATTGAAACAGAAATGTTTAAGAAAGATGAGCAAGGAAACCTCCTCAGAAGTACCAATATCGACCATGAGCGCAAGATTCAGAGAATGATGCAAGCGTGGGGCGGTTCTCAATAATTGATTAATACAGGGTAAAAGGTGTATAATCAAGACACTGGATACCCTTTCCCCAAAGGCCCAGTAAATTTAGGTTGAATGCTGACCATTTTTACTGGGTACTCAGCAAAAAACCTTGAAAACTTTTTTTATTACTCTTTTTCGAGGAAACTATTATGAGTGCTAATCTATCATCCGTAGCGTCGATTGAATTTGACAGTATGGTCAAACACGCCTACGCACAAAAAGGGCTATTGAAGCCTGCCGTAACAATCCGTAACAATGTAGTTGGTGACAGCTACAAATTCCGTAACATGGGCAAAGGACTTGCTAACCAAAAAGCAACTTCTGCTGATGTTGTTCCTATGGGCGTAACTTACGCTTTTGCAGTCGCGACTCTTGCTAACTGGAATGCTCCAGAGTACACCGACATTTTTGACCAAGCTGAAGTAAACTTTGATGAAAAACAAGAGTTAGCAGACACTATTGCTGGCGCTTTGGGTCGTCGTAGTGATCAGCTAGTAATTGATGCAATGGATGCAATTACTCCTGCTTCTACTGTTGTTGCTGGTACTACTGGTCTTACAATGGCTAAGGTAATCGACGCTCAGGTAGCGTTGCGTGGTCAAGCTGTTCCTAACTCTAACTTGTTTGCCGCAATTAACAGTGCAGGACTTGGCGGTCTTTTGAAAGATGAAAAGTCTACTTCTGCTGATTATCAAACTGTTAAGGCACTTGTAAGCGGTGACGTAAACAGTCTAGCTGGATTCCAGTTTATTATTCTTGATGATCGTGCTGAAGGTGGTTTGACTGTTGCAAGTAACACTGTTGATTCATATTTCTTTAGCCGTGACGCTGTTGGACTTGCTATTGGCATTGATATGAAGACTTCTGTAGATTGGGTTGCACAGAAAACTTCTTGGCTTTGTAATGGTATGCTCAAAGCTGGTGCTGTTGCACGCGATGTAGACGGTATCTGTAAAGTTCAATACAAAGATAACGTATAAGTTATTATTGCGTAACTTAATTAGGGGGGTTCGCCCCCCTTTTTTACATAAAGGTTTATTATGGCAAGTAAAATCCAACTTATATCTAATGCGTTAATTTTAATTGGTGATTTGCCTATTACGTCTTTAGTCGGCAATACGCGCGCACAAACTGTTGCTAACAACCTGTATGACAATATTGTTCACAATGAACTTACAAAATACCGCTGGGGATTTGCAAGAAAAAAAGCACAGTTATCTAAAATTAATGAAACTCCAGTAGGCATTGAATACAACACCATGTATCAGTTACCTTCTGATTTATTAGTATTTATTAAAATAAATCCTAGCATTAATTATCAAATTCTTGGTGATCGAGTATATTGTAATACTGAATCTAATTTATACTGCGATTACATCTACACTGTGTCTGAATCTGTTTGGCCTGCATATTTTTCAAAAATGGTAGAGTACGCTTTAGCAAAAGATTTTGCTATGTCTATTAGAGACAGCGCATCTACTAAACAATTAATGAATGAAGAGTATATTAATGCATCAAACATGGCTAGATATACAGATTCTCAACAACATCCAATAACTCCTCTTGCAAGCAGGCCTTTTGTTGATGTGAGGTTTTAATGGCTAAAAGTTATTTTTCTCAAAATAGTTTTGTTAGCGGAGAACTATCTCCTTTACTTAAAGGTCGTATTGATCTTGACCAATACTATCAAGGCTTAGAAAATGCTGAGAATGTGCTTATTGTCCCACAGGGAGGGTTAAAGCGTAGAGCAGGAACACAACACGTAGATACCGCAGAAAACATTTTAGTCCCTTTCATTTTTAGTGGATTAGGGAAATTATTTACCTTTAATGTTACCACTGGCTTACCTATTGTTGGTGCTACATATACAAATAATTCTTCTACTTTTACGGTTCTTTCTTTTACTGGATCAAGTCTTCCATATACTGTCTACGCAGAAAGGACGGTTGGAACTAATGATCCTACTGCTAGTGGTACTCTTGTTAAAACAGTCAGTACACCTAACCTCATATATTCTGCTTTTACGACATTTGCTTCAAGTATGCCAGAAGGCGGTACTGTCGCTAATATTAATGACTTTGATCGTTCAACCGTAGGACTAACAACAACTAATATTGGTGTATTAGGTACAGGCGCTAATC